GCTTGCCAGAGGGGGGGTTTTTTTTTTGTCCTTTCACTTTTTTTATATCCGCACTACCTTTGCAAAGTAAACCAAAGGAAGCGGTAACACACCTGTTACTTCTTACCTCTTATCTCTTAACTAAAATGGAACCCAAATACAAAGTCAACCCCCTAACGGGCGAGTTACAAGAATACGTTTTCGAGTACAACGGCATATTAGCCTTGCGCAATTTCACGGCAAGGGTAGAAGATGATCGTCTTATCCTCCACGCTGCCGATGATGTGAACTTCTCTATCCTCGAAGCCTTAGTAAGCGAGGTAGAAATCAATGGCGTGGTGTACGACAATCCCACCGCTGCCCAAGAAGCCCTTACCCGCCTTACCTTCAATCAAAACCGACCAGTACTCCTCGACAAAACGTTAAAGGATCTTATCCTCGGTGCGGTACAAAAGATACCAGGGAAAAAACTCTCCACCGAGGACTTCACCACAGAGTTACGTCAGAAATTAGAGAGCTTACAGCAGGTAGATACATCGGGCTTGCTACCCAAAGGCAGTTATACTGGTACGGCACAAGATCTCAAAAACCTTATCGACAATATCAATCGCATATTACAGAGTGATGACACCGATCTCGACCAACTACAAGAGATTGTTACCTACATCAAGCAGAACAAGCATATTCTTAGTACACTGGGCATTAACAACATTGCAGGCTTAGTAGAGGCTTTAGCTGCCAAAGCTGATAAAAACCACCACCACGACGATCGGTACGCGCCTATAACCCACCGTCATAACGAGTACGCCCACCGCACCCATAGGCATAATAAGGACGATATCGACGGATTACCTGCCAATATTGCTACTACTGAAAATATTAAAACAGCAATTGATGGGATACAGATTGGTGGAAGGAATTTAATGATAAATTCTTCTTATATACCATTTGTTCATGGTTCAAATGCTAAAGGTATCTCAAGAGTAAACAAAGATTCAGAAAAAATAACAGAATATGTCACAACTGAAAATAACGAAAATTGGTCTACTACTTTAATCAAACCTTATAATATTGAAGAAACTTTAAACAAAACTTTAACTGTGAGTTTTGACATAAGGGTTTTAGAAGGTGTTCTAAAATCACCATTGTTTTTTCCTGGTAATTTTTCTACGTATTTAGAACTTAAAACTATTTACGGTAATATAGAATTGAACAAATGGATAAGGGTGTATACAACATTTATTTCAAAAGGAGATTGGCAACCTCATTTAGGTTGGAGTCAAACAAATGGTAAATATCAATTAAGAAATTTTAAAGTCGAATATGGCAACACCCCTACAGATTGGACACCCGCCCCTGAAGATATTGAAAGTAAAATTCCGCAATATAAAACAATTAACGATGCTCATACTTTTTTAGATAAAGATGGTTCTATTCATTTTGGCTCAGGTAGTGGTATATTAAATGCACCGACTTCTCATTTCTACGAAATGGTAGGTTTCACCCATTCAGATAAAAATTGGGGGTTCATTATAGCCAAAAACATCGATAGTGATGACAAACAATTGTGGGTTAAACAAGTTATAGAAGGGACATACAAAGAATGGTTTAAATTAGAAGATAGAAGTAAAGAAAGAACTATTAATGTAACAGATTCTACGTTTAATATAACTCCTGACATTGTTGGTAAAACACTGCACATCAATAATAATTGTACGGTAAATTATAATAATATGCCTTTGTTGACAACGGTTGCAATAAGAAAAGTTTTTGATGGTGGAGAAATTAAGTTTTCAGGTTCAATTGAACCTGTTTATACTGGTGACAAAGTGTTAAATGGTAAAAAAGGTAGTACCGCAATAGTGGATTATAGTGCTGCCGATAATACAATATTTATAGATATACGAAATGTTTAAAACTATGAAAAACAAAATCATTCAAAATCTTAAGGGCAGTGACAAACTGCTGCACTCTATGGTAGGTAACACAATATTTGTTGTAGCCTTTATAACCGCTTACCTACTCTACTCACTATGGGCAGCCTTAGCTATGGCTATCGGTGTTGTGTTGTTGGTTGGAATCGCCAAAGAGTTGTACGACAAGTATATCAAGCGTACCTTCATCGATTGGTGGGATATCGTCGCGAGCCTCACCCCCTATCCTCTCATTAAATATATTCAGAAGCTATGAATGCAATACAATTCTTTCAATGGGGTTCACAAAATAAAAAACCTATAGATATGAGAACGCTGTACAATGAGTTGAGTGCTAATATCGAAAATATACACTTCTCAGCGTGGGCATATTTTGGAGATGGAATCGAAGAAACGGTGCGTTCAAACATACAAACAATAGAGGCTATCTTAGAAAAGGGCGTAACAAAAGAAATTGAACTTACATTTAAAGTGTTAGGAGAAATAAGCAAAAGTCATTCTTCAAATTTTCTATTTAAGAATTGTCCTTATTTCTATGAACACGTAGGACAAACAAAATGGTTATATGAAGGTAAGGATGTTATCAGATACGATAAACAAAACACCGATAAGTATCCATTTACTCTTGAAACTGTAGCAGAAACCTCCAAAGTATATCACACAAACGATTTAATCACCTTAAGAATAATTAAACGATAACAAACCAATGGAAAAAATCTTAGTAATTTTATGGATACTACTCGGTATCTACATTCTCGTACTCCTTATGATATTCGCCGACCTTTGGAGTGGTGTGCGCAAGGCTAAACGATTGGGTATTGCGCGTAACTCATACGGCTATAGGCGTACCATTAGCAAAATGGCGCAATACTACAATATTCTGATTGCTTGTACTATTGTGGATAGTATGTACGGCTTGCTATCTTGGTACTTAGAAATCTATTACCAAACCTCATTATGGCTATTTCCTTTTATAACGTTCTTTATGGCAGTAGTACTATGTCTAATTGAAATTAAATCTATACGCGAAAAAGCAGAAGACAAAGTGCGGTTCGACCGCGCAGGACAAGTCGTTCAGCAAGTGTTTATCAATCGTGACAACTTAGAGGAAGTTGCTAAAACCATCTCTAATTATATGAATGAAAAAGCTGAACAAGCTGAACAGTCCCAACCATCCGAAAAATCTCAAACCTCTAATAACGAATAACAATGACCCCAAAAGATTTTGTAAAAAAGTATAAGCCCTTTGCTTTGGAAAGCGAAAAGAAAACGGGTATCTCTCACCTCTTCACCTTGGCGCAAGCCGCATTAGAAAGCCGTTGGGGTGAACGTGCCGAAGGTTATAATTTCTTTGGAATCAAAGCTAAAGCAACTACGCCACTGCCTAATAAGCAACTATGGGTTACTAGAGAGGAGTTGGCAGTCCCCAACTCTAACAAATTCCCTGAAGTGTTGAGCATTACCAAGCTTTCTAACGGTAAGTATCTCTACAGAGTAAAAGATTGGTTTATGAAATACAGCACACCCGAAGAAGGGTTTAGCGCACACTCGCAATTTTTCTTTATCAACAAGCGATACGCTAAAGCCTTGTTAGTAAGAAATGACCCATACAAGTTTGCTGAGGAGGTAGCCAAAGCGGGTTATGCTACCGCTACTAACTATGCGAAAATCTTGAAAGATGTAATCAAAACCATAGAAAATAATAGCTAATGAAATGTGTTACTTGTATATTGCTTTTTATGTTATTTTTATCGTGCAACACTAAAAAAGTGGTTGCCGAGAAAGTTGCTACGCAAACCTCTGAACTCGCTACGGTGGGTTCAGAGTTTGCTACATTACAGCATTCACTACTCTCCTATCAGTTGAGCACAGTAGGACCCGACACGCCCTTGGAATACACTCACGAGGTAGGTGGTAAAGTGGTAGAACGGATTACCCTCAAAGGGGGTACGCTCAGTGTTGTGAAAAGTGATGAGTTTAAAGTGAGTAGTAATACAACAAGTGTTACCTCAAAAACTTTTTCTTTTACGAGTACTAAACATAAACAAGTACAGCGCACTTCTTTCAATTATTGGTGGCTATTGTTATTGCTCTTACCTCTTGCTTTTTACCTCTTATATAAAAAAAGATGACAGATTACTTCGTTACCTCTCAATTTGTGTTAGACCTTTCGCGCATTGCTATCTCTTATCAAGAGGAGAACCCGCGATTTAAGGACACATTCTTCACTCAGTATTCATTGCCTTTTGAGTTCCAAATGAATGCCGACTTGCGCTTGCGTATGGGTAATTATACCGCTCTCAACGCTACCAAACTAAAGAAGAAGTACGATGGTTATCACGTGTTGGATGGGCGCGCGCGTAAAGGTACGCTCGAAATACTATCGGTAGAAGGAAACTTAGTATCGGCACAAATAGATTCAGGATTTGAGCAGCTGCCTAACTTTGAGAAGAAGCTATGCGACCTTCCGCTTTTGCGTAAGCGCATACCCGATATATACGCTCACGCCAACGAGATAGTTGCTAAAAAGTACCCCGAAGTAGATTATAACTTTCCTAAAGTGGTATACCCTAAAGATAAAAGTCAAAAAGGGTGGGAATTGTTCTTTCAGTTTATCAATAATTATGGTTCAGAAGGGTTTATTCGCAACGAGGCTAATAGGAATTACAACATTATGCACCCTATGCCTTACCTGCTCTACGTACTCAAAACAGGGTTTGCCGATGCGGGCTATGAATTGGCAGGCGATATCCTCACCGATGAAGATTTCACCCAGCAGGTGTTGTACAGCAATACACCCTACTACCTCACTACTGCTCAACAAGAACACACCCTCACAGCCGTAGAGCCTACCTACGAATTTGCTACGGCAGGCACGTGGCGGTTAGTTTGTGATAACCAACCGATAAGCGGGCAGGTTGCTATTAGGTTAAAACTCGACAACGTGATCATCCGTGAATTTAGTTTTGAAAAACCTGAAACGCTCAGTTTTACCCAGGTGCTCACTATCGATACAACAGGACAAACATTGGTTTTAGAGATAGAAGGTACTCCACAGCCTCAACTCTCTATGAACCTCAATATCGTAGCCCAACACAGCGAAGACGGCAATGTGATAGAACAGGTTATCAACCCTAATATAGTAGATCTCAAACGCGCCGTGCCCGATGTTACTTTTGGCGAACTGGTGAAGACGATTAAGAATTGGAAGAATTACGATATTTTTATCGAGGGACACAAGTTGTATATGAATCGTATTAAGGTAGAAGAACGTATACACGCTAAAGATTTCCGCCCTTGGGAAGTACGCGAACCCAAAAAAACATTTCTCACGAAGCAGTCGTACCTCATCAAATTCCCCGAAATGGACGATAACGCCTATCAGTTGCCCGTCGTACAGGTAACCGCTGATAGTTACCAGGTGCTCAATGTTCAAGAAGCTACCCAACTCACCAATGTTACCGAAATACAAATAGGTGGTTACTGTTTGCCTCGTATAATGTATGAGGGGATTTATACAACTATAGCGCGCAAGAGTGGAGAGCAAACAATTGGAATGATATGGTACGACGGCTTACACAACGGACAAAACAATGCAGGTTTCCGCAAAACCCTTACGCCTCCATTAGTAGCTGAGTATTGGAAGGATTGGTATAAGATGCGAATTGCCGCCACTGAATACACGTGGAGCTTTGTATGTAACAAAAACCAATTCCGACACATCGCTTTACGTGATACCATTCTCGCCTATAACCAACGTATGCTTATCAAGAGTATCAACAAGTCCGTGCTTGACAAAGAGCATTACCAAGTAGAGATCACCACAATTACAATCTAATGTACACCGCTTTTACAAGTCTCAATATTTTCGACGACACACGTATCAACGCCTATCTCGACACTATTTACAGTGCCGTTTTAGAAGTCTTCACTACCGAGCAACTACCCGTAGTGTGTGGTTCGGTAGCCAAGGTAATGCAAGGAGTATATTCCGAGAACTACCTTGCCAAAGACATCGACTTAGTGATAGAAAGCTGGCAAGTGCACCGCTATTTAGAACGCCAGCTGCCTTTGCTATTTCCTAATGATAGAATAGAGGTGCGCCCCGAGCGGGTAATACTCTTTACTCCTTTCATTGCTATTGAGTTTTGGCGACCTAACGAATCTATACAAACCGCTCTATACAAAAATCTTATAAAATACAAATGCTATGGCTATTAGAACCTATATTGATAAAGAATGTCACTCTACCCGATTGTATACCACCTCACAAGGTGGTTATGAATATGGAGAAGTGTGCTATGAAGTAGAAAAACCTATCGCTGATTGGAATATCTCACCAGCTACTATCCTTAAAGAGTGGCATCCCTCACAGCCTATACCTTCTACCGAAAACCTTACGGTGCATTATCCTGAATTGGGATTGCTTACCGTATACAAGAAGTACAAGGGATTTCGTTATTATGCGCGTATTGCTACCAATGAATATGCAGAACTCATTGCCCCTACAGGGGAGGACTTAGAAAACCTTATCGGACTGCAACATAACCTACAGTTGCGTTACAACAATTTCAGTAAGTTGCCTGAAAAAGGCGATGTAAAAATAAAAGTAACCTTAGGGGTGATTGCTACCGAAGAGAAGAGCGGTAAAGTAAACGAGATAGACCTACCCACCGAGCGAAAAGAGGTAGTAATTACTTTACGCCGTACCGATAAAGTTACCCCAAACCCTAAACCTAATGAACGCCCAGTACTCAATATGGTGCTCAACACGGCTGCCAAAGAACTCACGGGTGACACTTCATTTACATTCCCTACGACACCTCTTGATTATTATCACGAAATCGTATTACATCACGATTTTTGGCACTATAAAGGATTAGGAGACTACATCAATTTTGGTACAAGGACAGAATGGTACAAGGATCATTCTATCAATACCCCTTTCACAATTAAAGGAGTTGAATGGAATAGTATTGGGCGCAGTCTATTTGATATAACCCTAACAGGAACAAAAAACAATGCAACAGCAGTATTCTCTCTCTCCCAGTTTTACAAAGAAAACCCTACTATAAAAACTCTTAATTTTGATTTGAGTAAAACCCAAACACTTACTTTTGAAAGTTATTTCAGAACAAAAGATTCATTTGGAGTTTCTCACTACTTTACTATCAACCTCACTGTTATCAACGATACTACCGCTTTTCATATCGACAAAAAAGAATTTAAATACCTGCTGAAAACCGATAAGAAAGAGCGTGCCGAGGGTGTGTTTACCATTAAAAACCCTAACCGCCTCACTTTTACCATTAACAACTCTGATTTCTTAGAGGTTACTGAAATTAAAGGTAACGGTGAAGAGGAAGTAGTGGTAAAATTCCGCTCTCAATCTTCCGAACTGATGACGGTAGGCGAGCACAAAGGTTGGCTCAAGGTAACTTCTTCAGCGGGTAGCGAACAGATAGTGCAGGTACTCATTACCGTACAAACGGATATAACATTCGCTACCAAAAAGGTGTATTTCTGTTTGGATAAAGAACTTACCCATATACGCCAAACCGACCCCGAAAGCGAGTTTGTATCGGTTGCTCTTACAATGGAGTTCAACGGCTATGGGCGTACCTTTAGCGCTACTCAAACCTACGATTACGTTTTCTTTGAGGGTATGGCAACGGTGGATATAGGGCAAGAGGTACAAGACTTTTTCAGAGACATTACTCCTGCTTTAGAGGTGAACACTAATAAACTGCTGGCTCCTAAAGAGATTTTTAAAGCTACCAAGGTATCAGCGGTAATAAAAGAAACTAATTTCAAAGGGGCGGTATTCAAAACGCATACCCTTAGTGATTTGTACTACCTCCCTGGGAAGAAGCCTAAAGCCTATCCGTACCTTACTCAAAGCCGTTTGCGCTCTACTTACAAGCAGAGCCTTATATCAGTATCAGCACTTACCCAAGAGGTACGCGCTCGTTCATTGGGACAAATAGGCTCTAACCTTATCGACCTTTCCGCAATTAAGGACCCACTGGGCGTGGCTAATTTCAGTTTCTTGCGCACTACCGCCGATGAAACCTATGGGGCTACCGCTATTATCCGTAAGGAAACCCTTAGCCTCGAACCCAAGCCCGAACCTAATAGCACACCTATCAGTGCGCTGTTTCAAAACCAAAACTTCTGCCCCGATTGGTTTTCGTTTGCAGGCGAGTATGAAGCTTTGGTAAGCTACGAGCACACCCTGGCTGACAATGTGCTACTAAGTGAGGACTATAAGGCGCAAGTAAAAACCAAGCGAACTTACAAACTCAATACAGGCTGGCTCTTTCCTGAAGAGATAGAAGTCTTGTGGGAACTCATCAAATCCCCTGTATGCTTCTTGCGTATTGCAGGTGAGTGGCTGAAGGTGATACCTATCACCCAAAAACCACTGTCCTTTGATAGCACCCGCAACCTGCATAGCTTTGTCGTCGAATTTCAACTATCGTTTAACGACTAACCCCTGATACTTATGTTCACCAATATACAAGAAATCAAGCAATATACTAACGTTTCTAATCGTTTAGATTTCGACCTACTCAAAACCTATATCGAGGAGGCTCTCCGTGTAAAAGTATATCCGTATATACCCAAATCTACTGCTGAAACTTTAAGCGGTGACGAACTCGAACTCCTCAAAAAAGCAGTAGCCAACTATGCGGTGGCTTATGCTATCCCGTTCCTCAAGGTAAACTTATCCAACACGGGTGGCAACTACTACACCGATGACAAGATGGAGAAATCGCCTTGGTGGGATTTACGCGACTTAGGGCTTTCGTCTATTGCGATGGGTGACCGCGCTCTCAACGATTGTATCGAGTTGCTTATTACAGAAGGTAAGCTACAACGCGCAAGCGGTGTTATCAGTAGTGTGAATGAGTTTGAGAAGTATTACAGCCTCAATAACTCGTGGGAGGTTTTCACTAAACTACAGCCACTAATGCAATGGATCTGGGAAAGCATTATCTCACCACAAGTCAGCACTTGCACCCCCGATGATTTACGCGCTTATCCTGCTATATGGGAAAAACTACAGCGTACCGTTGTTTTCTTTACCGTTGCCGAAGCTGCTCAAATGCATAGCTTCTCATTCACGGCTACCGCTATTGTGCAGCAGTGGGAGGAACTACCTTGGCAAAAAAGCAAAATACTCAACGGCTCCGAACTCTACACCCTTGCCAAACGCTTGCAACAACTCGCCCGCCACGAACTTGCTCAACTCAAGCAGTTGTTAGAAAAAGAAGCCGTAGCTTGCTATATACCTTCAACTGCTGCCCAACAAGTAGAAAAAATGAAAAGCGGACTATATTTTTAATAAATTATGGAACTTACCAAATTTAGCAAAGACAGCCTTTATCAGCGTATATCCGCCTCGTATATTGACGAGAATTTTCAGCTGCTCCCTGCCGAAGAGGCGGTGAAAACTCGTTTGCGCCATATACACGGCTTGCGCCTTTCTAATAAGTATTCTAAACACCAAGCCATACAGATACACATTCGCGAAATGGGCGTAAGCCAAGCCACTGCCTACCGCGATTACTCTTGGGCAATGCAAATATTCGGCGAACTCGATAAGTCTGACATCAATGCCGAACGGGCTATATTAGCAGATAGTTATTGGCAACTGTATCAGATGGCTTTAAAAGATAGAGATTTAGAACAAGCCCGCAAAGCATTAGACTCGTACTCTCGCCTATTCAACTTCGATAAAGAGGAGAAAGAAATCAACTTCGAGAAGATTACCGCTAATGAATACCATATACGTATGAGCCGTAAGAGTGCCAAGATGTTACGTGCTGCCCTCGCTTCTGGGGTAGTAGACTTTAACAGCTTGCCCGCTACCGATACCGACTACGAAGATATAACCGATGAACCCGACGATGAAACCGCTGATTAAACCTGTTAAACAAATCCTCCTCAACCCTATGCAGATGGCTGCCGTATCTGCCAACCGCTATGCGGGTGTAAAACACATCTGCATAGAGGCGGGGCGTGGTACGGGCAAGAGTACCATACTCGGTTGGTTTGTAAAGGAAGCAGTGAAGCAAATGCCACGCGCTACAGGTGTACTGGTAGGGGCTACTTTTGTGCAGATAAAAAGCCGTACTTTTCCTTCTACCAAAGAGGGTTTGGAGATGTTTGGCTTTTATGAAGATGTAGATTATGTGGTAGGGCGCAACGGCAAGTTGTTAGGCTTCGAGATGCCTTTTCAAGCCCCCAACTCGTGGAGCAACGTTGTGCACTTCTCTAATGGCTTTATATTGGTGCTTGTATCTCTCGATGACCCTAATAGCGGAAGAGGGTTAAACTCTTACATTGTTATTGGCGACGAAGCGGCACTGTTAGAGCACGATAGACTCTTCAACAACGTACTGACAACCAACCGCGCCAAGAAGATAGAGTTTAACAAAGCAAGCCTACTAAATGCTACTATCTTCACCTCGTCGGTTGCTCTTACTAAAACGGGGGAATGGTTCACCGCCCGCGAGAAACTCGCCAAACAAAAGCCTACCGAGCACCTCTTTATCAAAGCTAACGCCCACATAAATCAAGAAAACCTCAAACCAGGGTGGATACAAGAAATGTACGAGCAGCGCGTGTCCGACCTACTGTTCAACGCCGAAATAATGAATATTCGCCCTGGTAAGGTTGCCGACGGCTTCTATGCCAAATTGTCAGCCGATAAACATTACTACAAGTACCAGTACAACACCACCGCCCTGCAAGACTTCTCGCAAAGTTTCACCCCCTCCTGCACCTACGACAACGATTTGCTCAGCAGTGTACCCCTCGAACTCTCACTCGACTTTGGTGGGCGTATCAATTGCGGCATTGTAGCCCAAGAAAGCAAGGTGGCAAATACTATCAATATCCTCAAAGACTTCTTTGTCAAAAACCCCCTCAAATTGTCAGATTTGATAAAGAAAATCATTGACTACTACGACCCTCACCGCGCTACCTGTAATAAAATATACCTATACCACGACCGTTCGGGCTTTAAGAGCGAGGCAAACAGCAAAACCACCCTGGCACAAGATGTAGAGGATATGTTGCGTACAGCAGGCTGGCAGGTGTTCAATCGCACCCCCAACACCAATAACCCAAGCCATATCCTCAAATTCCGCCTTATCAACGAAATATTAGAGGAAAACAACCGCTCCCTACCCTTTGTCCGCGTCAATGAAGACAATTGCCCCAACCTCATCGTCTCTATGGAAAACGCTGCCGTCAAGCAGAAAGAAGATGCCTTTGAGAAGGATAAGAGTAGCGAACGCTCCACTACCATACCCCAAGAGCACGCCACCCACCTCTCCGATTGCTTTGACTACCTCTTATGGTGGAAATACGCTTACCTCCTTGATAACGCCTACCACGATAGTTTTATCATCACCACCGTATAAGTGCAACCCGCACAAAAAAAACTTCGGAAACTGTCCCTTACTAAAAACAGAAGATAAAAGACTGTTTGTTAGTCTTTTATCTTTTTTTATACCCTTACACCTTACCCCTTATCTCTCACTGCTTACCTACAGCACTATTCGAACCAACATACTGACAACATCGAACCTACACCACGCAAACCCTTGCCACACAACGCTTCACGCCCCCTCTTACCTCTTATCTCTTACCTCCCAACCGTCCTTTCACAACATCCAAAAGCACCCTACTTTTGCCGTATCATTCGCTTTACACATAATATTATAGTTAGTTTTATAATTAAAACTCACTTCACTGGGATTTTTAGTTGGAGAGCGTGCCTACAATAGTGGGCACGCTTTTTTTTGTATAAACCACACAGTATATAACAGCAAAAAATTGAAAAAAAATTGAAAAAAAATTGTTGAAATATTTGCTTATTACGATTTTTCGTAGTATCTTTGCAGTGTCATTGAAAGTCAATGATAAGGCATTAGCCTTGAGTGTTTAATCAAATTTTGAAATGATGGTTTTTGAATTTAAACTAAGTTTCAGAAGACTAAAAAAAGGCTGGTCAATCCTGCTAAGAATCAAAGCCAGCCTTAAAGAAGTTTTAACAACCTTCTTGCAGTAGTCTTTGAAAAGGCGGGGGAGTGAAAGCTCTCCTGCTTTTCAAAAACGTTGCAAAGGTATAAAATATTTTTTTAACTATGAAATTATTAAAGCACATCAAAAACATTTTCCAAATGAAAGAGGGAGATGAGTACAACATTACCTTTCGCATTTCAGCCGAAGACATCTTAGCATTCTTGCTATTTATTACCCTTGCCCTTTGGCTCATCTTAAAGTAAATCACTATGGAACAAGAACAAACAATGCTACACCTGTTAGACGATATAGTAGCAGATGTATCGTGGGGAAGAGTATCAAAAGAATATTTTGGCAAATCATCATCCTGGATATACCACAAGCTACACGGACGCGATGGCAACGGAGGCGTAGGAGGTTTTACCGAAGCCGAGAAGCAAAAGTTACAACAAGCCTTATACGACATCGCCGAACGTATCCGTAAGGCAGCCAGTACCATTACACAGTAACCATTGTTACTGTTATTGTTTAACAACCTTAGGGGGGGCCCCCCCACACCCACCGCGCCCCCTCTCTTTTTTTTCTCCTCCCCCA